CAGCCTTCCTTCGGTTCCTTTAAACTTAGAGCTTACAAGTACGGCTACCGACTCACTGAGGTTGCCGGTACTGAGTTCAATGGACCGCGGGAGGATGTCAAAATCCGTTTTAAAGGCGTTAAAAATAACATTAGGTATCCTGTTCGCGTATCCCTTGGTTGTGAAGTGGTTGGTGCCTCTTGGCCTCAAGCTGATCCCATTGATCGCATCAACATCGCAGCAAGTGTGGCTGGCCGTAATGGCCGTATTGTACCGAACGCCGATCGTCCCACCCTTAAGAGGTTTGGCCTTTTCGTTAGCAGATGGCTTTCGAAATATCTCAGGCCTCTAGATCGTGATGTGGACACGTCTTTCTTAACCTGGCTTAGAAAGACGAAGTATACCGATAGAAAGAAGGTGTTCTTAACTCGGTTGTACGATAGAAGTGTAAGGAACGGAGAAGATGACTTTTTGTGGTTTAATAATTTCTGCAAATGTTTTCTTAAGGACGAAGCTTATCCCGGTTTTAAATACCCACGTGGAATCTATGCCCGTAAGGATGAATTTAAGATTCGTGTGGGTCCAATCTTCAAGTTGATTGAAGAACAACTTTTTAAGCTTCGTTGCTTTGTTAAGAAGGTACCGGTGAATGAATTGCCGCTTCTTATCCGAACGTTATTTGGTGAAATACCAGGTTTCACAGACCGTGCTGATGAATCTTTATTAAGGTTTCTGGCTACAGATTTTAGTGCATTTGAGGCCTCGTTTACCGCCGAATTTATGGAATGTTGCGAATTTCAGCTTTATGCTTACATGACTCAGAATTTGCCTGAAGGAAAGCAATTCATGAGCGTGATTAGGGCTGTTTTAGCAGGGGAGAACTACTGTAAATTTGGTAAGTATGTGAGGGTTTTATTGAGTGCAAGGAGGATGTCCGGGGAGATGAACACTTCATTAGGAAACGGTTTTTCAAATTTAATGATGTTTCTTTTCACATGCGAAGAGTTTGGTCTCAAATCCCCTGAGTGCCTTATTGAGGGTGATGACTGTGTTGCGTCTTATGTTGGTGTTATGGTTCCCGCTGCTTTTTATGAGCGTTTGGGATTTAGCATAAAGATGCAATATCTTGGAAGCCCCAATTTGGCCTCCTTCTGTGGCCGAATTTTTGACTTTGAAACCCTAACTGTGATAGCCGATCCTATCAAAGCAATTTTGAACCTTTCGTGGTGTCATGCTCTGTATTCTCATGCCAAGGTGAAGAAGTTGAGAGGACTTTTACGCAATTGTGCTCAGTCTTATCTTTATCTTTACCCTGGCTGCCCTATTTTGCAGAGTGTTGCGCTATGTTATATGCGTTTAACTATTATGTTTACATCGGCTGTCCCTTTAGGGTTGGATCCATACAAGCGTCGTATTGCCCTGAGAGCTAGAAATGAATGTCGTAGAAAAAATTTGCCAACTCGTCCCGTCAGTATGTCTTCCCGATTGCTGATGCAAAGTGTGTTTGGTATTCTAGTTCAGGAACAGTATGATCTTGAGAAGTATTTTGATGACATGAAGACTATCAGGCCTATTGAGCACCCAGTCATTTACGACCATTGCCTGCCTGATTGGTTTTGGTTTAATGATCGTTATGTTACTGATAGGTTCGGACCTCAAATTTTGCAAAACAATGTCCGAGGTGCATACAATAAAGACCTCTTACGTCTCTTTAATGTCATCAAAGAGCAAAACGAAGAAAAATGGTGGCCAAGGTAAGGCCATCCGACG